GATAAATTTAACTTTGTGGAGGTATTATAATGGCTAGGTCGATTAATTATTCAGATGAAAGATACAATGCTGAAGGTGGTTATCCAGTTCAGTTAATAAAAATACAACCTGATAGTAATGATAAAAATTCATTAAGATTAAACACTTCTGAAAAAACTGCAGAATATGGATCAAATGTATTATGGTATCCGTCTGCGGGAGTATTAGAAATGACTTCAGTAGAGGAAACTAAAGATGTTAAAACTAATCAAGTTACTATTGTTTTAAATGGTTTACCTGAAGTAGCATTATCTGTATTAAAAACATATAATGGTATTGGTGGCATAGTTGAAATATACCAAGGCTGGATGTTAGATAAAGAAGAAGAAAATATAACTCGTTATCGATATGCAAATGTTGAAAACGTTTATCTAAAATGGAAGGGTGTTATTTACTCTCACTCTGTTGATCAAGAAAACCAAAAGTTTGGTAAAGTAAAAATAACTTTAGAATGTAAAAATATACTTGGAACTATTATTGGTGGTAGACATGGTAGGTTTACTTCTGATAGTTCATTTAAACACACAACTAATGGTGATAGATCAATGGAATTTGTAGCATCTATGACTACATTTAATCCTAAGTTTGGTCAAGATTAAATAATAAAGGATATATAATATGAATATAAGAATCGCTAATAAAAATGATACACAAGATGGTATAAAAGAAATAATCGCAGCAGTTAAAGAGTTTCCAGAGTTTAAAACAAAAGGTTTAATTGTAACTAATGATTATTATAAACAATTAATTAATTTATGTTTTGACAATGGTCTTATTGTTGTTGTTGAAGAAAATGATAAAATTATTGGATGCTTAATGGGTTTAATAAATAATAATATTTTTACTGCTATGCAAGAACTTGTAACTATTGTTACTTGGGTGCATAAAGATAAAAGAAATAGTTCAGCATTTTATAGAATGCATAAACTATACAAAGAAGAGTATACAAAATTAAAACAAAAAAACAAAATTGACAGAGTTCTTATGGCTTGTTTACCTAATAAAACAAATATTAAATTTGAAAAGTTAGGTTATACATTAGTTGAAAGAACTTATGAATGGAGATAAAATATGGCCGCAGCCGCACCTATTATAAGTGCAGTAATAGCAAATAATCTAAAAGGAGCCCTAATTAGATTTGCGTTATCACTTGCAGTATCATATCTAACGCAAAAACTATTTGCACCTGATATGCCTGGACAAGATAGTAATGCAGGGTCATCTAAAGATCCTGGAGTTAAACAAAGAATACCCTCAGATCCTTCAAATAAATTACCTGTTGTATATGGTGAAGATAAAATTCATGGATCTATTATATTTGCTGATATAAGTTCAGATAATAAAACAATGGCTTTTATAATCTCTTTATGCGAAGGACCTATATTTGAAATTGGTACAGTAAGCTGGGATGATTATGATTTAACAATTGATGCCACTACACATAAAGTAGTTAATGCTACTCATGCAGATGGTGGAACAGATGGCTGGTTAAATGATAATCTTACAATTAAGAAATACCCATATGGTGGAAGATGTACTGATATGGAAACATTTAGTTCTAAATGGGCTTCTAATGGCCAAAATAGATCTATGCCTGATGTTGCTTATGTTTATGTTGAATTAAATTATGATAGAGAAAACAATGTAACTGGTTTAACTAATAAACTAGGTTTTGAAATTAAAGGTAAATTAATTAGACCTATAGTGCGATTAGGTAGTAATCCACCATATTTAGACGGATTAAAAAAGGTTGGTCAAACAGGTCATGCTTTAAGTAATCCTGCAATTTTTGATGATAATATAAAATTTGCTGATTTTAGTGGTAACCAAATTGAAAATTGGGAATATAATTACAATGGTGGTTATAGTATTAGATTTAACAGTTCTGATATTAGATATCCTACTAATGGTACTATTGAAATAATAGATTTGGGTCCTACTTCAGATCCTAATGCACCAGGAGATTTACAAGATTATATAGCTGGTGTAGCAGCAACAGGCGCAGGAACAGGTGGTATGGTAGCATTTGATTATATAGAAATGGGAGAACAACATATACAAACTCATGGATCAAATTATTCAACACAAAAAATAGAAGCTGGTGAATCTTATACAGACTCAAATGGTGTTTATCATGCTGATAGTGGTAGAAGAGTAATTAATGGACTTAACATAACATCTTGGGGTAATAATTATACATCTTCACATAATGATAATTCTCCTGGAAATGGTGAAACAAGAGTTTGGATTAAATATTCATATTATGATCCAGTACATGAAGAACAAAGAGTTAAATATTGGGTTCTAACTACTTGGCAAATAAGAGGTCCTCAAAATAATACTAATTCAAAAACTGAAGCAGATTATTCAGATGAGTTAAAAGAAAAACTTAATCATAGTTTTCTTACAGGAGGTACTGCCTTTACTGAAAATGCATATCCTATAAATAGTTATGGTGCTAGAAGAGAAAGAAATAACATTTGGTTATCTACATATGACCCTAATGATCAATCGTTTTACTCTGATGGTAATCAAATTATTTATGAGTATCAAAGTCATCAACAATACTTTACTGCGCCATTACCTGGGCTTTTATTAAGAAGAGCACAAGGTCTTTATTCTAATAATCCAGCTGAATGTTTAGCAGATTATTTAACAGATAAAATATATGGGTGTGGTTTATCAATTAATGAGGAAGATTTAGATCTTGTTACATTTAAGGATCATAAAGATTTTTGTGATGAAACAATAACACATGATGACCCAGATGGTAATTCAGTTACAAGTAAAAGATATGAATGTAATGGATATGTAAATACAAACGATACTAAAGATTTAACTATTTCAGATATAACTATGAATTCTCAAGCTATATTTGGATATACTTTAGGTCAGTTTCAAATGATATCAGATAACGTTAAAAGTACAACTCAAGCACAAGGCGTAAATGGAAGTTTTTTTGATAAACAAAATACTTATGGAGATATTACAGTTGTTAATGATGGTTTTAATTCTACATTAAATGAATTAAAGTTACAGTTTAAATCTAAATTAAATAAGTTTCAAGATGATCAAGTATTTTTAGAATATTCAGATAAATATTTTAATGAGCCTGTATTATCTAAAGATCTTACTTTAAAATTTGTTAATTCTAGTGTGCAGGCACAAAGGCTTGGCACTGTATTAATGAATAAATCTAGAAATAATAAAATTATATCATTTAGAACAGACTCAAGAGCAAGACACTTACAAGTTAATGATGTAGTTGCAATAAATGATACATTTTATGATTTAGGATTAGGTAGAGTAACTGAAAATTTATATTCTAGAAATGATACACGATCTACAGATTTAGATGAGCCTAGAGGTAAATTAAGAATATTTGATAATAACGGAACAATTGGAACTAGTAAAGTATTTGAAGATCCTGAATTTCCTAATGAAGAAATTTTTATATACTTACCAAGAATAGGTACTAGTACTGACGGTTATGGATTGCAAGAATTCTTTACAAAATGTATTTATGGTCAATTAGATAATATGGACGGTGAATTTACTCAAAAAGAAGCTGATGCTAATAATAGATTGGGTAGATATTTATCCTTTGTAACATTTGATAGAACAACATCATATAGTGGTAAATTTACTTGGTATTGGAAAAAAATTATTAAACATGGTTACGGCATTACTTATGATAGTTATAGAAGTAATAATAATCAACATCAATTGACTATTGCTAATGAACAATCTGAAGCACATGCCCTTTTTAATAGTTCTATACAGATACAAGCACAAGAAGATACTGGTGGTAAATTTAGAATTAATAGTATATCTGAAACTGAATTAGAAGGTGGAATGGGTGGTTTTTATATAACGGCTCAAGAATATAAAGAAGCTGATTATACAGTTGGTACTTTAACATCTAGACCTGCTGCCCCTAATATAACAGGTACCCATACGTATTCTGCTGTAGGTGTTATATCTAACTTAGCTTTAGTTAATACATTTCCTAATGCTTCAACTCCTTATGTTGAGATATCTTTAGATATGCCAGCAACTGGAAATACTGAAAATATTGAAGTTTATTTTGCAGGCAGTTCAACTACTGCTGAAAATGATAGAATATTAACAGCTGCTTTTTCTGCTAATACAGGAAGTTATACTGCTGGTTCAACTCATACTTTTAATATAGAAGGTATACCAACAACAGCTGATTTATATATTTGGATTAGAGCAAGTAATTCTTCTACAAGAGGTTTATTTTCAAGTTCATTAAGTGTTGGTGCTTGGAGTCCAGTTAATGCAAGTACTAATGTTGGAAATGATTCAGTAGGACCTGATTCAATTCAAGATGGTGCTGTTGATTCAGATGCTTTATCTAATACATTGGATTTTACATCTAAAACTATTACATTACCTGCTGATGCTGTTAAAGCACATACAGGTACTTGGGATAGCACAATTAAAACTGCTGACTTTACTATAATTAATCAAGCTTATTGGCTAGGTTATTTTATAGATACAACAAGTAATACAGTAACTATAACTTTACCTGCTGCCCCAGATGATGGGGATATAATTAAATTAATTGATGTTGGGGCTAATGCTGCAACTAATAATATTATAATAAATGGTAATAGTAATAATATACAAGGCTCTAGTAGTAATTATAATATAAATACTAATAGATCTGGAACAGAGTTTATATTCTTAACTGGTAACGGTTGGATATTAACTAATAATTAACGACAATGATATATAGCTATAGTTA